GCTCAGTTGAGCCTCGGTGTACCGCTGAAGAATGTTGTCGATCTCTTGAGTGCTGACCTTTGTTGTCGTTGCGGAGACGCCAAGATAGATGCCGGGTGCCTCGTTCCGCCCGCCGCCAAGGAAGGCCATCGCATCAACAAAAACGCAGCAGGCCTGAGTACCGATGACGCCCTTTTGAATCTGAGCGCCCTCGATCCTTGCGAACGGGAAGAGATCGCCGCCCACGTTGTTGAAGACCTCGATGGTGTGCCGATTGAGGGCGTAAACCTCGTTGCGGAGCTTGAGCAGCGCCAGTATTGGGTCGGGGTCTGCTTCGCTTGACCCGTACTTGAGCGGGTTGACGGCGAATGGATCGTTTAGCTCTGTGACGATCAGATACTGGCCATCGGTGGTCATGAAGTAGCCATCGACCCAACAGAAGTCGATCACGAAGCCCAGGTCCGGGTCTGTGACTTGCTGCAACCCTGCGGTGCTGCTCCAGTAGTACAGGCGGCCACCGGATGCGACCGCCAGGCTGGTGAAGCTGTAGTCAAAGGTCACTAGGTTGGTGGTTGGCCCGCCAACGTCGCCAAGGACGGTTACAGCGCCGCTGCTTGAGACTGAGACCAGCTTGGTGCCCATGACCCGGTAGCAGATGTTGTTCCACTCGATGCCGCCACGGTCAACGCCTGGGCCTGTCCCATTGGAGACAATGCCATCACCTGGGCGAAGGAAGCCGTTGCTGATGCCGCTGACCTTTGGCACGGGCACCAGATTGACGGGGTAGCTGGTGCGAATCTCCGGCGTGCCGTCAGTGTAAATTCCGTTCAGGATTGGAATTTGCATGGCTTACCACTTGACCTTATCGGCCCAATACGCTGCGCTCATCTTGCCCTTGGAGATGTTCTCGGCGTGCCTGGCCTTGAATGACTCTCGGCGAGCCTGTGACGCCTTGGACTCGCCCTCCGTCTTCGGCGACCCGGATACGCCTTGCTGCCCGAAGCGAATGGTCTTCACTTGGTCGCCGGCCTTGGCCACAACAACATGGCTTTTGGTCGGATGCGATGGCGTGCGCTTGGGCTTGTTGTAGCCCGCGACGCCAGCCCGATCCAGTCTTGAGTCTTTGGCGCCCATGATGCCCTAGTCAAGCAGAATATACGCGCCATCCTCTTGCAGCAGGAAGAACCCATCCTCCTGCAACAGCGCTCCGGCAACTGGGCCGCCACCGATATTCCAGAATCGAATACGGAAGCGCAGCCGAGTCAGCGGGTACATCTCAGAAGCCCTCGCCAGGCATGACGTGTAGGGACGTGCCGGCTGCGGAGATGTACGCCATTAGGCTGTAATCGCCGGGCTTGGTGATGGTTACCTGTGCGCCTCCCGGCACCGGGTAATCTGCTGTGGTTGCGACCACCGGGGCGGTTTCACCAAAGCGGATGTAGCAGACATTTGCGCCGAGGTTGGTCAGGCAGACGGTCTGCGTGGCGCCGGTAACCGTTGCGGTGGCCGATGCCGCTCCTGGGGACACGATGACGCCACGGTTGTAGCCTGGCGAAAATGGGGCTGAGTTGTAAGGCATTGGGTTCGCTCCTGAAGATTAGCCGATGCGATACCAAGAGTTGGTCGCTTGGTAAAAACGCATGGTGAAGAACGCATTGGCGGCCAGGGTGGTTGGCGCTCCGAATGCCGCGGCAGCGCCGTTGAGCGCCAACGTGAATGCCGTGATGATCTGCGTGGTGGTCACCAGCAACTGAGTCCCGTCTGGCGTCCCGGTATTGAGCGGGAGCGTGATCGTGCCGGTGGCCAGCGTGCCGGCTGGCTGCAGCAACATCCACTGCTGCTCGCTGACCGGAGTCGGGACCGTGATGTTGAACCCAGCGCCCGGGGTGTAGAGGTTCGTGGAGACGGTAGGCGCTGCAAAGACGGTCTGAAAGTACGCCAGCAGTTGACTGACAGAGACCTTGCGAGCATCGCCGTTGTTCGGGACGTAGATCGGCAGCAGATCGCCGCCGGATATCTGACTGAGGCCTGCTAGTTGATTGATCGTCGGCATGTGTGGCCTCTTTCAGGTGTATTCGAGCGGGCCGTCCTGGCCGGCCAGGGTTGGGTAGACAGGCTGCGCCAGGAATGGATTGTCGTAGACCCTCCAAGGCTTGTTTCCTGCGCCAGATGGCATGGTTCCTGGCATCTGCTGCTCAATCGGCATGGCGGCCCTGGACAGGAGGGTATTGTACGTCTCCTTGGCCGTCATCTTGGTGTCTGGCATGACCTGCTTGCCGTAGCTGGGGGCCAGCTTCACGCCGAGATTGGTGTAGATCGCTTCGTTGGATGAATCCGGGACGTTGGTCTGCTCGTCCAGATCGCTGTCCTGCGGGCTCGAGGGGAGCGGGTAGCCCAGGCGGATGCCGAGTGCATTCCAGGATGCGATCATGGTATCGAGTCGGCGCAGAGCGCTGTCGAGTTGCTCCGGCGTGAGATCAAATACGTAGGACGCCAGCCCGATTTCCTCGAAGGCCTGCGTTACGAACTGGCGCTTGGTCCATCCCATTGCTCAGACTCCTGTGATTCGGTGCTGGATCAATTGTCCCAGCTTTCTGTCCGGCGTGCGACCGTCGAAGCGAATGTTTAGCTCTCGCGCTTTGATCTCAAGTTCTTGCCGCGTCGGTGGTGCGTCATCCTTCGGGGCTGGTGCCGCCGCCTTGGCCAGCTCGCGCCAGTCTAGCGGCTTTGAGGGCTTGCGCTTCTTGACCGGCTTGCGCAGCCACTTGGCCTTGATCTTAACCGGGCCGCTGGCCTTGTCGCCAGCAGCGATGATAGCTTCATCGGACGATGCAAACCAGCCGGCTGCCAGCTTGGCGTCGGCCTGCTCTTGGGTCTGTACGCCGATGATCTTGTAGGTGCCAGTGCCGCCAGGCTTTGGGATTTGCCCTGGCGACTGGTAGAGCATGGCCGGGAGTTGCATTACTTCTTGGCCTTCATGGGCTTGGCTGTTTTTGCAGATGCAATGAATGCGGCCTTCGTTGGCGCACCTTCGGTGCCGGGTTTGCGCATACGCTCAGGCGTCTTGCCTGCGGCCTTCTGGCTTGCAATGCGCTTGCGCTTGGCCTGAATGTTTGAGTAGAGACCGTCTTTCATTTCTTGGCCTTTGCTGGGGCTTTGCCGGGCTTTCCGGCCTTCATCGCAGCAGTCCTGGCGGTGGATAGCGCAACGGCAATGGCTTGCTTCTGGGGCATCCCTGCCTTCATCTCTTTGCCGATGTTTTTAGAGATCGACTTTTCGGAGTAGCCTTTTTTTAGGGGCATGGCAATTCTTCCTTAGAGAATGTACATATCATGCTCCTGATTAACTCAAGAGCATGATAGTACACTAAGCGGTATTACTTTGTTTAATTATTGATTAAACAATAGGATCCCCGACATTTCCGGCTGTTTGTTCACAACACCGAACAAGGTATCAAGACGGTACTTGATAATCATGCTGTCGATATCGTAGAACTTCTGCATCACCAGCTCCACGCCCTGGTCGGTGGTGGCACGCATCACTGCGGTGCCAGCATCGGACGGGATGGCGTAACGGCCTGGCAGGATTTCCAGCGAGTCCTTTTGCCAGAAGACGTTGATCGCCGAGGCTCCAGTGTTGAGCCAGTTCAGTGCCGCAGCGGCGCCAGCGGCAACCAGCTGAACGTTCTTGTACTGCAGTTCAGCATCGGTAGCCGGTGCGGTGGCTGCAATGATCGGAGGGCTGATGACCAAGGTCACGCCACCGGCAGGAACGCTGATAACGCGGAAGGTCTTCAGTTGACCGGTGTCCTCTTTGGTGATGTGATGCACCGCGTAGATACCGTCAATCGTGAACGCATCACCAGCCACAACGCCAGCCGAGTTGGACACGGTGACGGTTTGGTAGCGGTTGTCCACGTTGATCTGGCCGCCGACCGAGGTCGAGGTAGCCTGTGGCACGTACTGAGCCTGGGCGCCGGTAGTGTCAATGGTGGTTACGCCACCAGCTGCCACGGCGATGCGGTTGGCGTAGTCGAACTTGTACGTGTCGAAGCCTGCGACCATCCCGACCTGGTTACGCTCGTAAGCGAGGTTAGATTTCGGGTTGCCGAAGGAGCGAGTCGCCACCGCCAGGTTGCCGGCCATGCCGTTGTAATCGCGGCTGGACAAGCCCAGGAAGCGGTCGTAGTCAGGAACGCCTTGCTCGTTCATGATCGTGTCGCAAAGGCTCACGTCGTCATAGTCACCGGCGGCGCCAACGATCGGAACCACCAGCGTGCCCTGAGCGGCTGCAGTGTTCATGATCGCCACGTTGATATCGCTGGCCAACTTCTGCTTTGCGCTCTCGCCCAAGCGGCCCTCTTGCAGCGCATCGCGCAGGTCGAGGGTTGTCATGGTCCAAGGCACCGTTTGGCTAAAGCCGATGGTGCTGGGAACCGACAACTGAGTCATGTTCTGGTACGTAACAGGCGTGCCGGGTGCGCTGGTTTGCGACTGGGCAATGTAGGGCATCGGGCGCCAGATGGTGTCGTTGGTACGGGCCATCATCGTCTGGTCGGTGTTGTAGACCGAGACGTGACGCGACAGAACCAGCAAGTCCTGGAAACCTTCGAGAATGTCTTCGAACGCTACGCGCTCTTCTTTTGAGAATGAATTGCTCATGATAAATCCTTAGATTGAAACTATTTGGATGCCGCTCGCTTTTGCGCTTTGTACTGGATGACCTTGGTCATGTTGCCAGTCTTCTCCGCTTCTGCTCGCAGACGTTCTAGGGTTGAGTCCACCGCCCCTGATGATCGGCCAGTTCCTGACACGATTTTCTCGGGCGGCGGGGCTGCTTTGCGGTTCGTCACTTTTAAGTCCTTCTCCAGTTTCGCTACCGCAAAAGCAAACTTCACGGGGTCTGTAATCTCGGATAGCTCCTTCGCCTTCTTTAGGTTCTTGCCGAGTGCGTAAATCACCAGTGCCGGATTCTCGGCACCTTGTAGCACAACGCCTTGCTGGGTGATGCTGAAGAGTTCCTGGGCCACGGCCTCGGCGTCTTCAAAATCCTTCACTCGCAGTTCGGCTTTCGCCTTACCGTAGCTGTCCAGCTTGGACTGCCAGGCCTTCTGCTGAGTCATAACTTCAGCCTCTTGCCTGGCGCTTACATCGGCGGCTTTTCTTTTCAGATCAAACCAATCCGACAGTGCTACTTCAAACTTGTCCGCGTCGTAATCGTGATCCTCAAGCGTTGGCTTTTTCCCCAGCGTGACCGGTTTGGTCTCAGTCTGCGTGGTTTGTAGCTTCGCTTGCAGATCGCGGTTCTGGCGCTGCAGTTCTCGGTGTGACTTGCGCAGCTCGCGAACCCATTCCGGTGCGTGAGTCTGTTCCTCGGGAGGCGGCGCTTCCTCCCCAATGGATACTACAACCTCCTCCTCGGCATCATCAGACTCTTCCTGGCCGGCAACTGGATCGCTGCTGTCCTCGGTGCTGTCCTCAATAACGCCAGTGTCTTGGTCGTCCTCTCCAATATCTGCCTGCTTCATTTTGACCCCATCAAACTCACCCATTTAGAACGGCTGGGCGGATGCCGTTGATACATTCTGAACTATTTTAGAGCATCTGACAATAGATCACGCGCCCTGGCCCTGGATCATCCGTTGGATGGCCTCGGCGTTAGTGATCGCCATGTTCTGCGCAGACTCGTCCACCTTGCCAAGTGTCTCCAGAGTCTGAGCTCTCCGAAGCTCCGAGTTGGCGATGGTCTCGACCGTATCGGCCCGAGCCTTGGCGGCCTTGGCCTCTTCGTTGGCGGCTGCAGCCTGCAAGTACATGGTGTTCGGGTCTTGTGGCGTGTTTTGCATTTCCGCCATCAACTCTTCCTTCTCCTTGTCCGTTGGCTGAACAACGCCCATGCGCAGGAGTTTCTTGCGGAAGTAGGAATTCGCATCCTCGATGCCCTCGCCCTCCATGTTCATCATCGCCATAGCGCCGAGCACCTGGGCGGTCTCGGGGTCTTGGGTGATCTGGAGCATGCCGGTGAGAGCTCGCACCGTAGCGGCCTTCTTGCTGCTGCTGGATGGGCCAACGTCAACGTTGACGTCAAACGCCGCAGCGCCGAGGTCGTTGGCCATGACCATCTCGCCAGTCTCCTGGTCAATCGTCGGCTGCATCAACTCCACAATGTCGGTCTCGCCAGTCTGGGTGAGCGTTTTCATGCGCCGCTTGCTCTCGGTGTAGACGTCCTTGGCCATGGACAGCCAAATCTCGCCGCAGCGCTTCATCCCTTTGGCAAAGTTGGACATGTAGATGAAGGTCTGCATGTCCACCCGGGCCTGGATCATCTCAACGG